AACCATCAGGTGTGTTTAGTTTACGTTTTGATTTAATTGCTAGGGAGCCTGAGTTATCTGGAGATGCAGATACTACAGTCTTACCTAAGAATGCTATTGTCCACAACGCTGTAGCTTTGTTGGCTAGGGAGCGTGGTGAGACAGGTGGTACTACAGCACAGGATTACTTCTTGATTGCAGATAAGCACTTGTCTGATGCCATTGCATTAGATGCTTACAAGAACCCTGAAGAATTTATTTACACGGTTCCATAATGGCTCAAGAAAGACAAAACATTTATATTGCTGCTCCGGGTTTCAAGGGACTTAACACACAAGACTCCCCTGTTACTCAGGATGCGTCCTTTGCGTCTATTGCTGAGAATATGGTAGTAGACAAGTACGGACGTATTGGCGCTAGGCAGGGCTTAGATAAGCTCACAAGCAGTGCTACGCCACTAGGGTCTAGCATAGGTATTGAGACTATCTTTGAGTTTGTAGACCAAAGTGGTGACATTGCAGTATTCTCTACTGGTAACAATAAAATCTTTAGTGGCACTACTACACTAACGGACATTACACCTGCTGCTTACACTGTCAGTGCAAACAACTGGAAGATTGTAAACTTTAACAATCACGCTTATTTCTTTCAAAGAGGACAAGAGCCGCTTATCTACACTGATGAGTCTGGCAGCGGAGTACTAGAGAAGTTTAGTGACCATAGCCATGCTACAGGCACACCACCACAAGCTAATGAAGCTCTAGCATCTTTTGGCCGTATCTGGGCTGCTGACGTTACTGGCAACAAGTACACACTTTATTGGTCTGATCTATTGTCAGGCCATGCTTGGACAGGTGGCTCTTCAGGTTCACTAGACTTAACTACTGTGTGGCCTACAGGTCACGATGAGATTGTAGCCTTAGCAGAGTTTAACGACTTGTTGGTTATCTTTGGTAAGCGTAGTATTCTATTGTACTCTGGTGCAAGCTCACCGTCCTCAATGGTACTGGCGGATATTATTACAAACATTGGCTGTATTGCTAGAGACAGTGTACAGTCTACAGGTACAGATTTATTCTTCCTGTCTGACACAGGTGTACGTAGCTTAGGCAGAGTTATTCAAGAGAAGTCTAACCCTATTGGTGACGTATCTAAGAATGTACGTGATGAGATGATGTTCACGGTTAACACACAGACTAACAACATTAAGTCTGTCTACAGTCCAGAGCATTCTTTCTATCTGCTGTTCTTACCTACAAGCTCTATTGTTTATTGTTTTGATACAAGAGGTAAACTAGAGGACGGAAGTAATCGTACCACTACTTGGCCTAGCACTAAGATCTTGTGTGGTAACAGGGCAGCAGATGGTACTTTGTACTTAGGCAGTATCAAAGGAATTAATAAGTACAGTGGTTACTTAGATGACACTAGCACATACACGTTACGTTACTACACTAACCCATTGTCCTTTGGTGACGCTAGTAGACTAAAGATTTTAAAAGAAATTAACTTTACAGTTATTGGTGGTCAAGGCGCACCAGTAACAGTTAACTGGGGATATGACTATACTGAAGGATACACAAAGCAAGCTGTAACTGTAGCTAACGCGAGTATTGCTGAGTACGGCATATCTGAGTACAACGTAAGCACATCAGAATACAGTGCTACAATTATTATTGACACCGCTAAAGCTAAAGCAACTGGATCTGGCAGAGTAGCCACTATTGGCTTGGACTGTACTATTGATGAAAGATCATTGTCCATCCAAGAAGTAAACATTGAAGCACTTATAGGTAGATTAATCTAATGACGAACTATACAAAAACTACTGACTTTGCAGCAAAAGATGCTCTACCTTCAGGTAACTCTGCAAAGATTGTAAAAGGCTCTGAGATTGATACAGAGTTTAATAACATTGCAACTGCATCAGCAACTAAAGCAAACGCTAACGCTGCTGCACTTACTGGCACTACTACCTTTGAGACTATCTCTGACGGTACTATTGCTATCACTGCATTTGTTGATGAAGATAACATGGCATCCGACAGTGCTACGTTGCTACCTACGCAACAGTCAGTCAAAGCCTATGTAGACTCACAGGTTACTGCACAGGATCTTGATGTAACTGATGGCTCCACTAGCATTGACATTGACCTAGACTCTGAGTCTTTAGGTATCTTAGGTGGCACAGGTATTGACTCCACTGCTTCAGGCACTGGTGTAACCTTAGCCATTGACTCTACTGTAGCTACCCTGACAGGCTCACAAACGCTGTCTAACAAGACTTTGTCTGCACCTGTGGTATCAGGTAACTTGACTACTGATGGCCTCTTAGATGGACGTGACGTAGCTGCTGATGGCTCTAAGTTAGATGGTATAGAAGCTAGTGCAGATGTAACTGACACAGCTAATGTAACTGCTGCTGGTGCCTTGATGGACAGTGAGCTTACCAGTGAAGCCTCAGTCAAAGCATTGAACCAAGGTGTAGCTACTACTGATAGCCCTACGTTTGCTGGGCTAACTACAACCGCTGATGTATCCTTTGGCGACAATGACAAGGCCATCTTCGGTGCTGACTCTGACCTACAGATTTATCATGATGGAACAGACAGCATCATCAACGAAAGCACGGCTGGCAATCTGTTAGTTCAAGGCGCAACAATAAAGTTGCAAACAGCAAACGGCGCAAAAGATTATTTGGTTGCATCTCCAAGTGCAGAAGTAACTCTATATCACAACAATGCCGCCAAACTTGCCACAACCTCCACAGGCATAGCAGTAACAGGCAACGCTACTTTTGCAGACAACGGCAAAGCTATATTTGGTGCTGGCTCTGACCTAGAGATTTTTCACGATGGGTCTAATAGTTATGTAAAAGAAAAAGGAAACGGTGTTCTAAACATTTCTGGCGGCAACGCTATCAACTTTCTTACGGGAAATGATGCCGCTGAAACAGGCTTAACTATTGCAACAGACGGTGCTGTAACTGCTTACTACGACAATGCCGCCAAACTTGCCACAACCTCCACAGGCATCGACGTTACTGGCACAGTGACTGCTGATGGTTTGACTGTTGATGGTGGAAACACGATTAGGCTAAATGCCTCATCAACAAATGACTTTTTAACTCTTACACAAAACGGCACACAAGCTGTTATTACTGCTGATTCTGATGCTACAGGTAGTCTTGTATTTCAAACAACATCGGCTGGTAGTTCTGCTGATAGATTAGAAATAGCCGCTGGAGGCGACATCAGCTTCTACGAGGACACAGGCACAACGCCAAAAATGGTGTGGTCTAGTTCTGCGGAAACGCTTACCGTTGGTGGAAATGATAGCACTACGTCGTCTGGGCTGAAGTCGTTAATACTTGGAGAGTATACGGACTCTGGTAGCGGCGTTGTTTTTCGCGCATCTTCCGCGTCTGCAATTAACTTTGAAGACTCAAACGCTTCGACCGCAGGACGCCTGTATTACAACCACACTAGCGACTACATGGCGTTTAATACAGCTGCCTCAGAACGCATGCGCATAGACTCATCAGGCGCAATATCAATGCCTGATGTCTATAACGACACAACGGCAGCCGCAGCCAATATGCACATAAGCTCCGCTGGTGGATTATTATTTAGGTCAACTTCTTCCGCACGTTACAAAAACACAATTATAGATGCAACGCATGGTTTAACTGAACTGCTCACACTTCGCCCTGTTACATACAAAGGCAACAATGATGGGGACACAGTGTTCGGAGGATTGATTGCAGAGGAAGTGCATGACGCGGGATTGACAGAGTTTGTTCAATACAATGATGAGGATGAGCCAGACGCTCTAGCTTATGGAAACATGGTATCCCTTTGTATTAAAGCAATACAAGAGCAACAAACCTTAATTGAATCACAGGCAGCAGCAATAACTGACCTGACTACAAGACTAACAGCACTGGAGAACAACTAATGGCTACATGGACTATTTCAACTTTAGAAAGCAACACCGCAGATGGCGGAGTAATTGTTGCACACTGGCGCGTAACTGAAGAAGAAACTGTAGGTGAAAACACTTACTCTGCATCTTCTTACGGCACTGTAGGCTTTACACCTGACGCATCTGCTGAAGGCTTTATCGCCTATGACTCCCTTGATGAAGCTACGGTACTTGGCTGGGTTCAGGCAGAGGTAGACAAAGATGCTATTGAAGCAAGCTTGACAGCTAACATTGAAGAACAAAAAGCACCTGTAACATCAACTGGTACACCTTGGTAGTTGACAAACTACTAAAAACGTGCTATAATCTTTTAAGGAGTTTACATGGATATTATAATAGATATATTTAATTGGTTAACAGGTACTATTGCTTTAGCTTCTGCTATTACAGCTTTAACGCCTACTCCTAAAGATGATGAACTAGTTTCTAAAGCTTATAAGTACTTAGAGTATTTAGCATTAGTTATTGGTAAAGCAAAGCAGTAGGTGAAAATAATTATGGCAGCAAAAACTGAGATGGAGTTAGCTCTAGAGGCTTTAGATAAAATTGCTCAACATGAAAAAGAATGTGGAGAGCGTTGGGGTGAAGCCACGGCTGAACTAAGACAGTTAAAAGAGTTAGCTATGTCTCATGCTGCTAGGTGGGAAAAGCTTTCATGGCTTGTTGTTACAGTAGTTATTACTGGCGCAGCTTCTGTTATTTTTGCACACTTAGGTTAAACAATGAGTAATAAAAGATCTAAAAGAAATAATAATAAAGTCTTGAAAGCACTTCGCCAAAAGAGAGCTAATGGTGGACGTACTAAAAAGTTTTATGGTGGTGTTGAAGGCATGGGAGGTTTTAGAATCCCTAGCGAAGCTGACATACAAGCTCGTATAAGAGAGCAACAAGGCACCAACCAAGAAACTGCTGCACAAAAAGCCGCTAGAGAAGCTAAAGCAAAAGCTGATAAAGAAGAAGCCGATAGACTTGCTGCCGCACAAAAGGCAGAGGCGGATAGGCTTGCTGCTGAAAAAACATCTAGACAAGGATCAGTTACTAGAAGTAACGAAGGT